AATAATATTTCTTCATCAACGAGTTAGCACAGATAATATGGCTGGAAACGCAAACTCAGGCCAGCGCAAGGATAAGTTGATTCGTGACGCTCTGATGCTCGCTGTCAACCGAGTACAGGAAGGTGACCCGCAAGGAAGGCGCAAGTTAGCCATTGCAGCGGCGGCTGTTGTTGAGAAAGCCGTAGAAGGCGACCTAGCAGCATTCAAAGAAATAGCCGACAGAATTGACGGGAAAGCGCCACAAAGCGTGGACGTAACAACCAGGCATGAACAGTCAATCACCGAGTGGACCGACGCCGATCTTGAGCGAGTCATTGCCGAGAGAAGTGCAGGCAGCGCAAGAGCTGCTAAGGCGAAGGAAGGCAAGGCGGTCCTTAATTGATTTTACGGAATACACCTACGACCGCTACAAGACCGCAGCCCATCACAAGCTAGTTGCTGAACAGCTTGAGCGGGTCATGCGGCGCGATGTAGACCGCCTTATGCTTCTCATGCCTCCGAGGCATGGCAAGACTGAGTTGGCATCTAGACGATACCCGGCCTTTTGCCTTGGCAATTTCCCTCACAGGCAGATTATCGCGGCGAGTGCTTCAGGCGAGTTCGCTAGTGATATTGGCCGCGAGGTCAGGAACATCATCCGCGACGAAGCCTACGGGCGCTTGTTCCCGGATGTCAGGCTAGCAGAAGACAGTCAAGCGTCAGGGCGCTGGCACACGAATAAAGGCGGCATCTTCTATGCTGTCGGCGTCGGTAGCCAGATCCTTGGCAAAGGCGCGGATGAATTTATCATCGACGACCCCTTTGGCAGCATGGCCGATGCTCAAAGTGAACTAGAGCGCAAGGCCGTCAAGGAATGGTATCAGGGCAGCGTCTACAATCGACTGCAGCCTGGTGGGGCGATTATCCTCATCAACCACCGGATGCACGAAGATGACCTGTCAGGCTATCTGCTAGAGCAGCAAGCAGCTGGCGGAGACAAATGGGAGGTTATCCAGCTTCCCGCAATCGACAGTTCCGGGGAGGCGCTCTGGCCGGAAGCTTACCCAACGGAAGCGTTAAACCGCATCCGAGCGAATTCGCTTCCCCGGTTCTGGTCCAGCCTCTACCAGCAGGACCCGCAGCCCGACGAAGGAACGTTCTTCAAGCGCGAGTGGTTTCAGCGGTATGTCGATAAGCCTAAAGTCAACATCTTCGGAACCTCTGACTTCGCTGTCACTGACGGTGGGGGGGATTATACAGAGCACGCGATATGGGGCGTGGGTCCAGATAGCACGATTTACGCGCTCGATTGGTGGCGTGGCCAGACAGACGCCTCAGTCTGGATCGAGAAGTGGTGCGACCTCATCGCCAAGCACAAGCCGCTCACGTGGTTCGCTGAGAGTGGTGTCATCAAGCGAGCCATCGAAGGGCCGCTGAAGAAGCGCATGGACGAGCGCCGGACGTGGGCAAGCATTGAGTGGGTGGCGAGCATCCATGACAAGCCGACGCGAGCCAGAGCGTTCCAAGCACTAGCGGCTAACGGCAAGGTGTCATTCCCGAACATTGGTTGGGCGAATGACGTGGTTGACCAGCTTATCCGCTTTCCCGCTGGCAAGCATGATGACGCGGTTGACTGCTGCAGCCTGATAGGTCGCGCGGTCTACGAGGCTTGGCCTGCGCTTCTTACGAAGCCTGAAGTATCAAGAAATCCGGTGGATCGTTACACGAAAAGCCGCAGTTTGGCCGCTCAGGGCGGATGGAAGACAGCATAAATGGCAAAACCCAAAGCCGCAGACCGGAAGAGCGAGGACGATTACCTCGAATCCGTAAAGCGCAAAGCCACCGTAAGCATGGACATGCTAGACGCTGCAAGGCGTCAGGCTCAGGTCTATCAGCGCTACTACGATGGCGACCAGTGGACCGACGCCGAGAAGCGCACGCTGGATGCTCGCGGTCAGCCTGCGTTGTCGTTCAACCACATCAAGCCCAGCGTCAACGCCATCATCGGCATTGTGGAGCGTGGCCGCACAGACCCGAAGGGTTGGGGCAGGACACCTAACGACCAGCAGGCAGCAGAGGTTGCCACGGATGGCCTGCGGTACGTCTCGGACGTGACCCGGTTCAATGCGACGGCTCGCGAGTGCCTGCAAGACTTCCTGATTTGGGGGATTGTCGCCGGCGTCAACGAGCTGGATGAGATGGGCGAGCCTGGCGTTCGCCGCATCCGGCCTGAAGAGTTCTTTTATGACCCATACAGCCGCGATCGTGACTTTGGCGATGCTCGCTATATGGGCGTAGCCAAGTGGATGGATGAGAGCGACCTCATCGACCTCTATCCAGACGCGCAGGACAAGATCAAGCAGTCCTTCGACAGTGCAACGACAGGCGACAGTTTCAAGGACCGACCCCGCGATGGCTGGTCATGGATTGATGTAAAGTCGCGCCGCATCATGTGCTTTGAGATGCACTCGCGCAAAGCGGGTGAATGGCACAAGTGCGTGTTTGTGTATGGCGGGGTGTTGGAGCAGGGGCCGAGCCCTTACCTTGACAGCAAGAACAAGCGGCCTCGCAATCCCATCATTGCCCACTCGGCTTATGTAGACATCGACAACTGCCGCTACGGCGTTGTCAAGGACATGGTCAGCCCGCAGGACGCCATCAACAAGGCGCGATCCAAGGCTGTTCACATCCTGAACGTCAGCAAGCTCCGCGTGTCTCGCCAGGTGCAGGACATTGACGGTGTTCGCAGGGAATGGGCCAAGCCGGACGGCATCATCGAGGCGGATGACGGGCAGATCGAGGAGTTGGGCGACCGCCAGTTGGCACCCGCGCACCTTGAGTTGCTCCGTGACGCCAAGGAAGAGATGCGCCGGCAGGCCCCGTCCCCGGGCATTGTAGGCCGTCAGGGCACCGCACAGAGCGGCAGGGCCATCCTTGCCGAGCAGCAGGCGGGCTTGACCGAGCAGGCTCCGTTGCTGGCTGGCTTTGACGACTGGAAGCTGCGCTGCTACCGCGCCATGTGGGAAAGCATCAAGCAGTTCTGGACCGCGCCCAAGTGGGTACGAGTCACGGATGACGAGATGTCCCCACGCTTTGTGGGCATCAACATCCCCGAGCCTGTTGTAGACCCCATGACCGGCCAGCCGCAGATTGACCCGGCTACGGGACAGCCCATCACGCAGGTGCAGAACAACCCGGCTGAGATGGATGTGGATATCGTCATCGACAGCACGCCAGACACGGCAGTCATTCAAGAAGAGCAATTCCAGCGCCTTGCGGAACTTGCCCAGGCTGGGATGCCGATCTCGCCTGACGTGCTGATTGAAGCCTCAAGCCTGCCGAAGAAGAAGCAGTTGCTTGACAAGCTGAAGCAAGCACAGGAGCAGCAAAGCCAGCAGCCGGACATGGCAATGCAGGCTGAGATGCAAAAGGCCCAGATGCAAATGCAGGCCAAGCAGCAAGAGCTTGAGATGCAGTCTCAGGCCCGCGCTCAGGAGCTTATGCGGGAAGACGAGGCCGACCAGCGCAAGACTGAGCGGGCCATGCAACTCGCGGATATCCAGTTCAAGTACGACATCGAGCGCCTAAACAGGCAGGCCGAGATCGAGACAGGCAAGGCACAGGCCATGCTTGAGATCAAGCGGGCCGAGAAGATGGCCGACCTTGAATTCGGGATGCAGTCCAAGCAACTGGACTTTGAGTTCAAGGGCATGGAAGCCGAGCGCACCGAAGCCCGCAAAAAGATGTCCGAAGAGGGCGGAGAGGCGGGAATGGCCCCTCAGAAGCCTGACAAGACCATGGAAGCCTTGGGCGCTGGCTTGCTTGCCATTGGCAGGGGTCAAGAGGCGCTTGCGCAGGCTCTCAGTAAACCGAAACAGATCCAACGAGGCCCAGACGGGCGCGCACAAGGGATTATCTAATGCCTAAATCCACTTCAGCCAGCAATTCAATCTTGGCGCTGATCTTCAACGCGACCACGTGGGCAGACATTGCCGAGAACGACACTACGTCGCCGGCCACAAACCTCTACCTGTCGCTGCACACTGCAGATCCGGGTGTTGGCGGCGCTCAGACGACGAACGAGACGAGCTACAGCACCTATGCCCGCATTGCGATCGCTCGCACGACAGGCGGCTGGGATGTGCCATCAGGTGGCGCGACAGCCAATGCTGCGCTTGCTCAGTTCGCACAGTGCGGCGCGACGGGCGCGACGCTGACGCATGTCGCAATTGGCACGGCGGCGGGTGGCGCGGGCTTGGTCCTATACGCAGGCGCGCTGACATCATCGCTTGCGGTTGCCAACGGCATTCAGCCGCAATTTGCGGCAAATTCGCTTGACGTAACTGAGGCCTGAGGGTAGATTTCGTTGGTGCAAAGGAGCGCCAACGCATGGGAAAGCCTCAGAAAAGAAATGACATTGTTTCTAAGATGGCCTTAGAACTGTACGGCCAACTTGGAAGTGGTAATGCAGTAGCCAAGAAGATGGATTTGGCCCCGCGTACTATTTATCGGATGCTGCGCGACGCGGGCGTCTACGTTCCAGGCTGGAAAGACGAAAAGCCAACGCGGCGTAAGTTCAGCCCGGAGAAAGAGCAACAGGTTGTTGCCGACTATCTCAGCGGGATGTCGCTTGAAGATCTGGAAGCCAAGCACGGCAAGGGGCAGTACGCCATTCGGGCGGCCGTGCGTCGGGCAGGTCACAAGCTACGCGACCACGGCGCTCAGAGGCGTCGCATCAGGGAGGGTGAGGCCGCAAGGATCGCGCTTCTGTACCGGGACGGTCTGTCAAAGACAGATGGCGGTTACATATTGCAGTACGTCGAGCGGCCATCGCCGTTTGAGTCAATGATAACGCGGTCGGGCTACGTCATGCAGCATCGGCTGGTGATGGCCATGCACTTGGGAAGGCCGCTGCTTACATCAGAGTCGGTTCACCACATCAACGGCGACCGAACAGACAACAGAATTGAAAACCTGCAACTACGTCAGGGCAAGCACGGAACAGGGACCGTGATGTGCTGCGCTGACTGTGGTTCGCAGCGGATAGTGCACAGGGAGCTAGAATGAACAAGCCGAAGCCTGAGACCACCTATTCCTGCAAGGAATGCGGAGTTCCCGTGACCCGAGATGGCGACGAGTTCCTGCGCGCTTGCGAGTGCAAGGG